GTGGGTTCCCAGGCACACGCTTCGGGCCTCCTGCACCTGGCTGTTGTTGTGCTGGTGGTCGCTGTAGAACAAGCCCCCCGGTAGCCCCTGGCACTTTGCGTGATCGAGCCAGGCGGTCGGATCCTCCCGCTCGTAGATCGCCGGCAGGGTCTGCCGGCGGTCGATGTAGTACCAGTTCGTGATAACTGGATTCAGGGAGAATGACCCAGTGCTTTCCACATAGCTCAAAGCCGAGAACAGGGCGGCGGCACTCTGCCACTGCATGGTTGTAGAGGCTGTCGAGGTCGTCTGCGAGGATGCGGATGGCGCGAGCGTCGGTGCGCTTGAACTCGATGAGTTCGTCACTGGTGCGACCGTCGTTCTTTCGTGACCAACCCGCACCAGAACGCGAGTTCTGTGACCCTCCAAACCTCGCCATCCCCTTACGCTCCTGCTGGCGGGACAACAGGAGCCGCCTGACCGACGCCCCCTTCGTCACTTGCCCTTCCTTGCTAGCCGTCGCGGGGAGGGGCGGGACTCCTCGTGGCGCACACCTTTCGCTACGCGGTTCTGGATAGCATCTCGCAGCTTCTGCTGGAGAGTCAAGTCCCATCTTGCCTGTTCTTCCAGGGCCGAACGGCCATGCCAGGAGTCGTCCCCAAAGTGGTAGTACGACCCCTTGACCTGGAACAGGTCGTAGAGCAGGGCCTGTGTGATCAACTCCTTGGCCCCGTCGTAGCTGCCAGGGGTGATCTGTGCCTGGTTGTGGTCGAAGTAGAAATCGAAGGTGGCGACCTTCTCGGGCGGGAAGCTCTTGTTCTTCGCCGTCCTCGCCTTGATCGTGATCCCCACCTTGCGCTCGTTCTTCCGGTCCCCTTCGGTGAGCCAGGCATCTCGGCGTAGCTCCAGCCTGGTGGTGAACCAGTAGTTCTTGGCGCGCCCTCCTGGTGTGGTGCGGGGATCCCCGAACATGATCCCGATGCGCTCCCGCCACTGGTTGACGATGAAGCAGGTCACGGCCTTGTCGTCCTCCACTAGGGAGCGCTTCATGGCTGTGTAGCTCTTGCGGAAGAACTTGCCGATGAGCCTGGCAGCGAGGCCCACCTGGGTGTCATCCATGGTGCCCTCGCCCTCACTTATCGGTGATAGCGCCGGCATGGAGTCGATGACCAGGACGTTGGCGGTTCTACTCTCCAGAACCCTGATGGCGGCGTTGCACGCCTCCTCCAGGATGTTGGTCTGCATGACCAGGATCTTGTCGGTGTCGCAGCCCAGGTCACGCGCCCAGGAGGGCACGAACTCCTCAGCGGCGACCCAGAAGGTGATGTGGTCCGGGTTGAGGGCCTGCTGGGCGGCGATGGTCTTCAAGATGATGGTGGTCTTGCCCGAACTCTCGTCGCCGTATAGCTCGTGGAAGGCGTTGGTCTGCCAGCCGCCCCCCAGGGCCATGTCCAGGCTGTAGCTCCCGGTGGAGATCCGGGGCAGGTCCGAGTACCGGATCTGGCTGCCCCAGACCACGGTCTCAGGTCCGAACTCCTTGTTGATCTCCGCGATGATGGTGGCGATGGGGGTGACAGACATGGCTACTTCTTCTTGCTCGCGGCAGCCTTCTTGGGGGCCTCCTTCTTCGGCTCCTCCTGCTTGCCACCCTTGCCAAACGGGGCAGCCTTCTTGCCTCCGAACGGTTCCTTCTTCGCCGGCATCAGCGGTTCTCCTTCTTGTTATATCGCTTGGTGGCCTTCTGGGGCTGGGCTTCGCCCTTCTTGGTCATGGCCTTGCCCCCCGACTCACGGGTCTTGGCCCCCTCCACGCCCATGGCGTGCCGCCGGCCCTGGCCCTGAGCCTGGGCGTTGGAGATGGCAGCGGCCTTGCTCTTGGAAAAACCCTTCTCTTTCAGGGCCTCATAGCTATCGGGTTTTTTGACTGACGGTCCTGGAGACTTTCCTCCTGGCATGACGCCTCCTATGGTTCGGGCTTGTGGTTGCGGGGAACGGGCTGGTAGGGCTTGGCACCAGCACCGACAAAGCGGGCGAAGATGATCCGCTTGCCGTCGATTCGACGGGTGGTCACCTCGTAGCCCAGACCGCACTGGTTGTTGAGCGACTCCTGAACCTGCTGCGGGGTGCTTTTGGCGGGCCATTTTGCCCACCGGCCTTTGTTGTCCTTTAGGGTCTGGCCCCGCTCAGCGGTGGTGGTGGGACGAGGTGGCTCGGGGGGCAGGTCACCCTCGATGAAGACCATCTCGCGCTCATTCATCGCACGTTGCCCCAGGAGAAGTCGTCGTGCCCCTGGAGGCTGGGATCGATGCTGAACTGCTCCGCTCCGGTGGGGTTGTCACTCCGGGCGAAGCGCACCGGCCCGGACGACTTCATGCCCACAGCGTTGAGGAGCGTCCCGCTCTGCTCCCAGAGATCGCCGTTGTACCCACAGTCGACACACAGCGGCGCGGCCTCTGTACCCATTGGTCCCTTACGTCGGAAGAAGCTGGAGCCATTGCAGCGGGGGCAGCGCCCGGTGACCCCCACGCTGCCGGGTGCCCGGTCCACGAATCCCTGGCGATTGACCTTGTGCCAGTTATCGTCGGGTTCGCCCCCCGGCTGGTCCCACTCCGTCACCTCCTGGCGGGGACCAGTCGGAGGGTACTGAGGCTGCCACCGCACCGCCTTCTGGGGGTAGCCGGCGGGTTGGCTGACCGGGGGTGCGGGCCTCCTGGCCCCTCCCAGTGCCCGCTCCCACCAACTGACGTCGCTCATTTTGCCTCACTCCAGTTCTTACCGACCCCGATGGTGGCCTCTAGGGGCACATCCAGCACTGGCCGATCCTGGAGCCGGATGTCCTCCATGGCCTCCCTAATAAACGGTATGGCGTCGAGGTACTCCCCCTCGTCGCACTCGATGACGAACTCGTCGTGGATTTGCAGGATCAGGTTGGCGTGGAACTCCTGGAGAGCCTGGTGGACCCGCACGATGGCGATCTTGGCGATGTCGGCGGCGGTCCCCTGAATGGGGTGGTTGACCGCTTGGCGCTCGGCATAGCTGCGGTCCTTGGGGTTCCCGGAAGAGATGTCTTTCAGACGTCTTTTTCGCCCCCACAGGGTCTCGACGTAGCCGTGCTGGAGACAGAGCCGCTTCTGCTGGGCACCCCACTTCTTGACACCGGGATAGGCCCGGTGCCACGCCTCATAGACCTTCTCGGCCTCGCGCAGAGAGATCCCCGACATGTCCACGACCCTCTGAGGGCCTCCCTCAAAGCTGAAGTTGAAGTTTGAGTTTTTGGCTATGGCCCGCTGCTCGGTGGTGACCTCATCCATGGGCACCTTGTAGATGAGGCTGGCTGTCTGGGTGTGAAGATCCTGGTTGTGGGTGTAGGCGTAGAGCAGCTTGGGATCCTTGGTCTGATGCGCCAGGATGCGTAGCTCGATCTGGCTGTAGTCGGCCACGATCAGCACCCGGCCCGGTGGGGCCACGAAGAGCCGGCGTATCAGGGTGGCCTCCACCGACTCCTTATATCTGGCGGGGATGTTCTGGAGGTTGGGCTGGCTGCACGAGAGCCTGCCCGTTCGGGCAACGGCCTGGTTGAAGTTGGCCCGGATCCGGCTGTCGTCATCGATGGCGGGGATGAAGCCGGCCACGTACGTGGTGAGCAGCTTGTTGACATCCTTGTACTCCAGGATGCGACGGGGTTCGGGCCGGCGCTTCGCCAGGGCCTTGAGGGCCTTGACCGCCGTCGAGCGCTGGCCGGTGTCGGTCAGCCAGGTGCAGGGCAGCCGCTTGAGGTCGTAGAGGAAGTGGGCCAGGTGCTGGGTGGAGTTCAGGTTGAACGGCTTGGTGGGCCAGTCCCACACCGGGTCGACCATGGCCTTGATGTCGGCCCCCACCTCTGCTAGCTGGGCCTCCAGCTTGGGGCGCAGGGTACGGAACCCCTCGACGTCGACATAGGCCCCCTGGCGCTTCATCTGGAGTAGTACCTGAAGCACCCGCATCTCCAGGTCGAACAGTTCGCCCAGCTTGGGCCGCTGCTCCAGGACCGGGGACAGCTTCCGCCACAGCCGCCAGGCCACCCTGGCGTCGGTGAGCGAGTAGTTCGTGGCCCGCCGCCACTCGACGTTGTACGCCTCCTCGCCCAGCTTCTCGGCGTAGGTGAACCCCAGGTAGTGGGTAGCCAGATCCCCCAGCTTGTAGCTCGGCAGGTTCTCGTTGATCAGGAAGATCATGGTCATGATGTCGGCGTAGGGGCCTGGCGGTAGCACGCCGCCGAAGTACTTGCTGATCGAGAGGAGGTCGAAGCCCACGTTCTGGTTGACCTTGACCCGGTCTGAGAAGAACAGTGGTCTCAGGGCGTCGAAGACCTCTGTCCTGGATAACTGCTGGCGTTTGTCCGGGTGGCCCATGGGTATGACATGAGCGGTCGCACCTGGGCCAGCGAGACTCACACACCAGACCTCGTTGGTCCGGGTGTCCAGGGCCGGCTTGTCCTTGTCAGCCGCCTTCCGGCACAGGTCAGAGCAGTAGGTGCGCCGCCGGGTGGGGATAGGGGTGGCGCAGACGATGCAGGGGGTGGTCTGCTCGTAGCGGGACCGCGCCAGGTGGCGTTGTGCCGGTTGGAGTCCCCGGACCCCACGGGTGCCACGGGTCTCGACGTCGAAGACAAACTCAGAAAAATCCGAGTAGATCTCCACCACTTCTTTTAGCTGATCGATGGTGGTGACGGTGGCAACGGGGGCGAACCATTTGTCGATGGCGCGACGGGGCCTGGGTGGGTTCTCCTCGTCCAGGCCCTCGACCCAGGACTCGATGGCTACATAGCCGACGACACTCAGAGGACACCAGGGCCGTCCCATGCGGATGTACTTCGCCCGTAGCTCTGCGGAGCGAGCCGCCATGGCGTTCGTCCATTTTCGCCCACGGTGAGTGCCCTCTCCGAGTTCGTTCTGGTGTGCGTCTTCCTTTACCTCACCCTCATGGCCCAGTTCCACGACGTGACAGGTGAAGGTGTCCCTGCTCCAGTCGATCTCCTTGGTCTTTGGATCGCGCCTAGGCGTTGTCCACTGTTCTAGGCACTCAGTTAAGGAAGGGGGCTGGTGGCGGGTTCCAGCCCCCTTCCCTTCCGTAACGGCAGCGGGTGACACCGGCACCACCGCCCGGACACCTATTCGTTGAAGGCATCAGCTACTTTGCGTAGCTCTGCCTTCGATGATACTTCCAGAGAGGTGTCGTCCCAGAGGCGGTCGTCAAACTTGGCGATCTCGTCCTCGCTCAGTGCATCAAAATCCCAGTCCTCTTTGAGGTCACGATTTTTCACCGGGCGGATCTGGGTGCGCCGGCTGTTCTTCGTGCCCCGCATGGCGATGGCGAAGTACCGGCCAGAGAGCGACTCGTCCTGGGAGTACTCCTCCAGGGCCTCAGTGACCGACACACCGCACTCAAAGGTCACCAGGATGGGGGTGTCGCCACCACAGTCCAGGATGTTGAACCGGATCCTGGCGCTGGGCTTGGGGTCCACCTCGTCCAGGGGGCAGTCGCCATCCTGGGTGCAGATGTAGCTCTGCCGGGTGCCCCTGGGCACCCACTCGCACCAATGCTGGAGGAACGACGCGTACGGGCCATCCTCCAGGAACATGATCAGGCCCTCTTCGTCGGGCACCTTGTACAGCTTCGACCACTGGGACGGGGCGTTGGCTTTGGTGCGGCGGTACCCGCTCCAGCCCTTGGCGACGGCCAGGCCACGGTCGTCGTCGGCCTCCTCGCGCCGGCTGGTGCGCTGGCCCCGGCGCGGCTCCTCCTTGCTCTCACGCCGCAGGCGACGGGGTTCCGGGGCCTCCTCCTCTTCGTACTCTTCTGCCGGCTTCGGCTGACGAACCAGCCTTCTTTGCGGTTGCTGTGCCATGTTGACTCCTTGGCTTGATTGGTACAGGTGACAGGGGTGCAGACGACAGGAAGTCCTCAGCAAGGTTGGGTGAAATCTCGCTCCAGCGGTTGATCTGTGCAAGTTCTTCGCGTGCAAGTTTTTCGACTTCGGTGATGACCAGTAGCTCTAGCTGGTCGATCCAGGAGGCACGGGTTTCGCCCAGTGCGGCCCAGTCTTCGTCGCTCCAGCCCATGTCGTGGTGGTCTGCCTCTGCGCCCACCTCGACATGCACGGTTTCGTAATCCCGGACCCGCACGAGATAGCGGATATTTTTGGTGAGCTTCACAGCCACGACCTCCAGGCGGCGACCACACGTCGGGTGAAGTTGGTCTCGGTGACATAGGGCGGCTTGGGGTCCAGGAGGCCCTCCTCCTTCGCCACCTGGACGATGCCCTCGATCTGCCGCCGAGTCCAGAGGCGACGACCGGCGTCACCCCTGGACCCGACGACCGGGGCGGTCTGGTAG